TTCTGTAGTTTCTCTAATTAAAGAAGATGTAACTAAGCTACCGTGCATTGCACTGAAGAGACTACCACCGAACATACCTGCGACACCTGCCATATGGAAGGGATGCATTAGTATATTGTGTTCTGCTTGGAACACGAACATAAAGTTGAACGTTCCTGATATACCTAAAGGCATTCCGTCTGAGAAAGATCCCTGACCAAATGGGTATACTAAGAAGACAGCAAATGCTGCAGATACTGGTGCTGAATAAGCAACGCAGATCCATGGTCTCATTCCTAATCTATATGATAGTTCCCACTGTCTACCCATGTAGGCAGAAATTCCAATAAGGAAGTGGAAAATAACTAATTGATAAGGACCACCGTTATACAACCATTCATCGACAGTTGCTGCTTCCCATATAGGGTAGAAGTGTAGACCTATAGCGTTTGATGATGGAACTACAGCACCAGAAATGATGTTGTTACCATACATGAAAGAACCCGCTACTGGTTCTCTGATTCCGTCGATATCGACAGGAGGTGCAGCAATAAATGCTACGATGAAACATGCTGCTGCTGTGAGTAAGCATGGGATCATGAGTACACCGAACCAACCAACATAAATTCTGTTGTTTGTAGATGTAACCCATTCACAGAATTCTGGCCACCCTTGTAGTAAGCCACCCTGTCTGCTGCGGGTTAAATTTGAGGTTGTCATTTAATAAGACGTTAAGTAGGGCAAGAAGGGTACTTGCGAAACTTATTTCCGAAAACCCCTCGCTTTCGGATATGAGAGACTAATGCTTATACTGCTCACAGGTCTCGGTTAAAGCAGTTTTGATATAAAAAAAGTGAGGGTTTCCTCACCTGTTTGCATATATTATATATGAAGTTTTGTAACCTTGTCAAGGGGTAAAATATATAACATTCCTTAATGATTGTTATAAGGTTTGCTTATTGAGTATCAATACCTATGCTCTGATCCTCCTATCCTTCCGATCATTCTTGTGCAGAAATCATACATCTGTTGATGTATAGAAATGTCACATGATTCGTAAACAGGTTCTTCGATATATCTTGTTCCTTTTAAAGGATTGTCATCAAACCATTGATCATAAGGTAATTTGTCTGATGCTTTAATTGTCATACGTTAATTTGTTAAGACCTATGTGCTTGTTGATGTCCTTCTACTATTGCGTCAACGATAATTCTTTTTAACTCTTTTGATTTTTTCTTTCCAAGTCCTACACTAGCATCAATTCTTACTTTGATGTAGTAGAGTCCGATAATACAAATAAGGAAAGGAACTGCATCTTCCCAAGGAATAGCATTGTACGCATTAGCAGCGTCACCTAAAATAGCAAACATAGAGTGTGTAATAATATTTATTTTTACTATACACTACTATCTGCTAAACGTCAATATCTCCTAACAGTGCCTTTGAATCCTACCTCTCTCATATATTTACCACCTGCTGTCTTAGTATCAAATACTTTTGCGAATCTCTTATCTGGATTCCATGAGGTGTGGGATACAAGGTATTCAATCTCTCCATCTACCTTACGAGTTGCAACCCATTTGATGTTGTTTTCTTTGTCTGCAGACATAATAATTCATTGATCTCATCATATTTATGTATAAAAAAAGAGGAGTGTTACTCCCCTTTAACTCTTATTACTATTTGATTTTTGGAATAGTCTGCTTTAAATTCTAATTCATCTTCTGGATCCCACATCATCTCTTCATAGAGCATGTTTAGGGTCTCCATATCTTCATAGAGAGCGTTGGGGTTAGGCATTAAATTGTTCGTGGAGTAACAATACAATTTATCTTAAAAGTTTATAAAGATTTTGTATTATGTTATACCGATTAAAAATTGTTTACATTAAGCCCCTTGAGGAACGTAGTTATAGACAGGTGTCATAACTCCCCCACCATCATCGTCATCATCATCGTCATCTTCCCATGGCAAATCACCTAGCATCAAGAAACTAACCAAGAACACACACGCAACAGGCATGAATGGAAATAGGAAAGTACTAATCCAAGTTGATTGATCAGCATACATTAGAATAGACCTGGTGCTATCCAACCTGTAAGTCCGTAGTTAACTACTGCTGCTACGAAACCGATCATGGCAAGTCTGCCATTAAGTTTTTCTGCGAATACCCAATGTTTCATTATACGAAACCTGGTATGATTTGACCTGTTGTTAGGTAAGCACCTAGACCTGCTATGATGCCAAGCATTGCTAATCTACCATTAAGTTTTTCAGCAACAACCTTTTCCTTTTCGATTGTTTTTGTTTTGTTTGTCATTATACAAATGTTGAAGTGTATGTGTTTAATAATGTGCTTGTGCCCAGTGCCACCATGAAGATGTATGGCACAACTTTGAGCGGTACTGGATAGCTTTTCATTAGAATATGCCAGGAATGATTTGACCTGTTGTTGCGTATGCACCTACTGCTGCTACGAAACCAAGCATTGCTGCCCAACCGTTAAACTTTTCTGCTTCTGGAGTCATGAGTTTGTACCTCTGTGTAATTGTGAATTGTGAATCGAATTTCATCGTTAGAATCCTAAGATTCCACCGAAGAAGAAACTACCTGTAGTAGCGTATGATATAAAACCTGCAACAAGTCCTAGCATAGCAAGACGACCGTTGAGTTTCTCAGCGTTAGGACCGTATCCCTCATATGATTCATCCAACCAAGGACGAGTTTCTGTTGGGAATGCGTTTTGTCTACCGCCTGATTCTGTTGTAACCATGTTACTAATTATTAAGAACTGTTACAATTATATATAATTTCTTTACGTTTGTCAAGACCTTTGATTCATAAGAGTTTCTTATGACACATATAAGAAGAACTCCACCATTTCTGGCAGAGTCCTTGTAAATACAGCGTTATTGACATCGGTCGCGCTGAAGACCATCTAGTTTTGAGTCTATTGGCAAAGACTAGGTGAATGTAATTACATCCGTACCCTCTGTATTTATGCTGATATCATGATTAAATGTTTCATAGTCTGAAGGGAATGTGACAGTTGTGTTACATAACTGTTCTCTCTCATCTAGGACTTCATTAATCAGTTCTTTTAATTCAGCTCTAAGTTTTGGATCCATGTTAGTTATGGGGGTCGTAGTAACGTATAATTGAACCTGCTATGATAATCAAAGCAGCGATGATAATAAATGCGGTCATGTTGTCTTTATGTAAGCACCTACTTCTGGATCAGGATCGAGCCACTTTGTATATTCAAAGTCCTCTATAGCATAATCCAGTTGGACGCTATTGTCTAAGAGATACATGTCATTGTATCTCCTAGTGTAATCATTAAATTTTTGAATGCGATAGTCGGGAAATCCATTATCTAGTTTTCCAACTGACACATAGCGATACGGATGTCGCTCAAGGATTGTTTCAAGTTTCATAATAAAAAAGGTCTGTTTCAAGTTTAGATAGAAGGATTTCATAATCCTCATCTACATCACCATAGAGTTGAACACCTCTATCCTCGTAGAATCTAACTACTTGATTATAAATCAAAGGATATTGAATGTCAAGTACAATCTGTCTGTTGACAGCATCCTCTAGGATGTCCATAACAGACGAAAACTTTTGTTCTGTGGTCATTGTCTTTACCTTATGATGGTTAATCCCCGAAGGGAACGAATCAGGAAGGAGTCGAACCATCATCCTCCACAGACCTTGAAGCAAGGTCGTGAATTTGATCTATTAAAATGTCTAGATATATCTCATCAAACGTCATTTCTTTAACGTCATCGTAGAGACTATTCATGGAGGATACCATATTACTGATCCAGATTATACTGCCAGTATCAGGTTCTGTCAAGCATTGAAATAGTCTTTACGCATGTACCTGCCGAGAATGTTGCTGTTGTAGAATTTAGGTATGCCATGTTCATTAGCCTCCGTAAGTACATTGTAGTAAAATAGTTGTCGGGTCTCCTCATAATTGCATTGACCCTTGGTTTTATGTAGGCTTAGTATCTCTCTTTTAAACTGTTCTTTTCCATACAGTTTAACATCTTCTTTTAATTCTGGGCAAGATCCGTAATATTTTTTCCAATCGGATTCTTGTTTTTGTTTTCTCTTTTTTCCCTTTGGAGTTCTGAACGCATAAAAGTATTTTCTTCC